GTCCGAGATGACCATGCGTCCTATTGAACACAGCACAGAGTCCTGTTTCCGTAAGGCCGCTACTGACCAGTGGATTATTGACCGGTTTAATTCGGGTGATTATCGCGGTTTGCTTGAAGCCGCTCTTATCCTCAACGGTCTGCACCAGCTGGAGAAAACAAAAACTGATTGGGCTATCCGCGAAGCGGCAAATAACTTGGCTGGTCAGTTTGGTATGGATCGTGATTCTGCGTGATCAGGCGCAGTTCCTTCACCGCCGTTTGGGGAACATTATTCTGAGACCTTGCAGCAGCAGTTGCACCCAGCTATTGGATCGCAGAGGTGACATGCCAATGATTTCAGAGCCGGCGGCAACAACCACGGCGGCGACTGCAAGCTGTTCGGTGGTCATACAAAAGAGGCAGACAACTCAGGCTAAGGCTTTGCTTCCAGTTTGGCTAGCCGCTGCTCCATCTGGTTCAGCCGCCCAAACACTTCGCGGCGGTCTGATTTGAAGTCGATGTGCAGCTCTTCCATCTTTGCGGCGACTGACTCCACCGCCATGGTCAAACGCAACACAGAGTCTCGGCTTTCAACGTTGCGCCGTGCGATGCCGGTGAACGCATACGCTGCCACACTGATTGAGGCACCTGTGATGGCGGCTAGGATTTCAACCACGACAAGGTTCTGGCTTCGCTCTCATTATGGCAATAGTGCCAGCCATTAGCCCTTGCCCTGACCGCGCATCTTCTTTCGCCCATGACTAGGCAGGGAATGTTGCCCCTGCCCCTGACGGGTGCGCTTGGGTTTGCCGGGAGTGTGTTGGACGGTCTTAGCGCCGACCTTGCTTTTGACGGCCATCAGGGTTCAACCGGCCAAGTGACGGACCAAGGAAAGCCAGGCTGTGCAGTCACATCACGCAGAGCCTGCCGGTACGTTGCCCATGTAGCACGATCAACAGGTGCGTCGGGAAGCTGCGTCCAATCGCAGTCAGCCAAGCGGCGGTTGCGCTGAATACGCACGCTTTCCTTCTTGTCCGCCGTGCGAGATGCAATTTCTTGTGGTGTGGCAGGAGTTGAAATCCACGTCTGCGTCCAAACGTCATTGTTGAGCGTGGCTGTGCTGCTTAGGTTTTTTGTGTAGTCATAGTCAGGAGACGGTGTGGCTGCAACCGGGAAAACATTAAATGATGCAGCGGTTACATCGGGAATTTGCTCCGGGAAACTTGTGCCAGGGTTATCACTTACCAGTTGCCCAAGTGAGTATGGAAATTTGTCCACACTTCCGTCGATTTTGACTTTGACGTAATTCATGGTTAAAGACTCCATGGGGTTAGAATAGTCCGCCGCCTGTTGAATAGACGGCGCCGCCATTGGCGATTGTCATGTCGCCCATTTGATAGCCGTTTTGAGACATAACAATGGCATACAAAGTTGACCCTGTTGGGCAGGAAAACGGTCCGGCAATGGCTCCTGTTGGCGTATTTTTTTGGAAATAGATTTTGGCGTTACCGCTTTCCGTCCTAACCGCTATTCGATGCGTTCCCGCTACCAGCGTTCCAGGACCATCTCCAGAGCCGGATCCAAAAATGGATCCGCTAGTGTACCAGCTTGTTTGACTGCTCTGGCCGTAGGTCACCGAGCTAGTTGTATTTGCGACGCCAATAAATTGAAATATGCTCCCTCCAGATTCAAGAGCTTGAATATCAAAATAAAAGCCGGTCGTTGTTAAGGCTGGCAGTGCAGTTGAATTGCAAGAGCCATTATTGGCGGCATCCGTAGTGGCCGTAAAATTGACTCCACTAAATGAACCCGTACTTATGCCATTTGTACTCCAAGTAATAGTTGTCAAAAGAGCTGGAGCAGCCGAACCGGCGCCAGCAGCAGCGCGTAATCCGTGTGGATGCCTCATGCCACGTCTCCCACGCGAGCGCCATACACCTTGGTGCTGACTTTCCAGAATTGCAAAACTGTATATCCAGTCGTTGCCAAAGTTGGTGCAGTACCTCCGACCCAAGTTACGCCTCCAGTTCCCCAAGTGCTATCGGTCCAGGTCAGCGTGCGTGCGGTGCCATCATCCACCATCAGTGTGATTGACTCCCCAGCAGCAAAGTTGGTCGCTTTGGGCGTGCGATTGGCGCCAAGCGTGATCAGTTGAACGCTGCCGTTGCCAGGATCTACTTCAAACGCCGCACCATCGGTAATGGTGTACACGTCCTCAAGGATTGTGCCGATGATGGCCGGGTCGGTAAGCGTTTGGACGGCGGTAAATGTCTGCGCTGTTCCCAGTACAGCCACAGTGTCAGTGACATTTGGTAGCGTCAGTGTCCGCGAGGCTGTCAGTGTCGTTGGGACTAGCTCAACCGTATAAGAACTGGTGCCGCCCGCACGACCACGCAGCAGTACACCGTCTTGCGTTGAGGCATACCGGAAAATTTGGCCGGTCGCATTGGTAAATGTGTTGGCGCCGGTCATGGCATTGTTGCCAGCCAGCGTTACATCACCCGCGCCAGGCGATGCCCAACTCAGTACACCACTGCCATTGGTTACTAAAACCTGGTTAGAGGTGCCATCAGCATTAGGCAGCGTCCAAGTGACGTTTGATGCCACAGTGGCAGGCGCCTGAAACGCAACCCAGTTGCTGCTGTCTGAGTCGGCAAAACGCAGATCACCCTGAGCATTAAGGGTTACGTTGCCGCCATAAACCGTTACATCACCGCCACTGCTCCAGCCAAAACGCTGTACACCAGCCGTGGCTACATCAATGGCATCTGTACCGCTGCTGTAAAAGCCAGTGTCAGTGCCGCTTGCCCGGAAGTAGATCGAAGGCGCAGCCGCCGTACCGTTTTCGACTGGGACCGTATCAAACTCACCATCCAGCTGCCTCAGCGTGATCCAGTTGGCGTTTGAGCCATCACGCATCTTCAGCAAACCACTGGTGCTGTCTGCCCAGAATTGATAGGCGTAGGTCGTTGACGGGCTTGAACTGCCGCTGTTCTGCGACACGATGGCCGACAGGGCATTGTTCAAATCGGCGCGGAAACTCGCACCCGACTGGTTATCAATGACGTAATCGTGCTGAGCCATCGGGATGACCTTTGTACTAGGAGTTTAGGGCAGTTGCTTGCCGTGGCCTATGACTTGGTAGTCAAATGTGCGCGATACCGCCGTGCCACCTGAGTTTCGGAACACAATCGAAAATCCAGTGCGGGTGATGGATGACAGTTCATAGTAATTACCAGTAGCCATGTTTTGTGCGCTGATACCGACGCTGGGAACGGCGTAAAAGGCGTTGGCAAAAGTCACGTTGTAGGTGCCAGCGCCGCTGGTGATGTTGTTGCCCGTTTCTTGGCGACTGCTCATGGTCACAACGGCGCCAAGCTCATCAACACGGATGTTTTGTGCTACATCAAAACTTTGGGCAACCATTTTGAACTCAAAGCCCCTGCCTTGACGGGTGCCGTTGATAATGGGCTGCCAGTCAGTGAAAACAGGATTGTTGGCGTCTGGATCACCGGTTGTTGTCCTGACATACAGAGCGGCGTTAACGCGGTCTAAGTTTTCGCCGTCAATATCTGCCCACAGATCAACATCCTGCAAACGTTCATCCCAAGAGTCCCCAGGCAGGAACGTTCGCGTTGAAATGTCGGCGCGAATGTCAATATCAAAAACATTTCCTAGATCTAAATTTGCACTAAAGGCATATTCTCCCAAGGGTGCAACATCGCCCATGATGTCCAAACTGGGAAGCGCGTCAAAATCGCCGTTAGCTGCTAATTGATCAATAAAAATACTTTGGTCAAGGATCAGAGCATCTTGATCAATGTCATAGAACATATTTGTACGATTTCCCTGGAACGGCGGCGTGGTATTTGCCTCGTCAAACGTTGTGATTGTTAGCGGCGATTGTGGCTCGGGCAGTGTGACTTGAACAGCAATGGCGTCATAGGCGCGGTTGCCGGTGCTGTCCTCAGGCTTGACCAAATAAGTGCCAGGCAGCAATGGCACAATCGCCTTGGTTGCGTTACCTGCAACAGCGGGAACAATATCGTTGGAGTATTGCCACTCAGGTGTAGCTGTATTTGGTGTATGGCGAATAATGATTTTGCCGCCCAGCAGCACATCTAAATCGGTTGCAGGTGACCAGCCAAGCTCAGCGGTTTTGGCATCAATCGGGCTGATTTCTAAGGTTGTCAGCGCAGCAGGCGGCGCCGTTTTGCCAATAACTGTGAATGAACTGGATGCCGGTGGTGATTTCTTGCCGCTTAGGGTGACGGCAGTAATTTCAACCTGCCAGTTGCCGTCAGGAGCATTGAAAATATCAACCTGGTGTGATGAGGTTTCAGGTAAGTTGATCCAGTTGCTATTGGTAACGCGATAGCGGAATTGATAATTGACGGCTCGCTCAACAGGATCCCAACCAACAGCGACCTGAGTAAATACCTTGTTGTTGTCGGCGTAAAGGCTTTCGCTGTAATCAATGTTTTTAGGTGTTGCGGGTGGATCGTTTAAGACCGTAATTTTCCGAGTCTGCAGAGCAACGCCGGATTCCACGTATGCATATTTACCGCTGTTGTATGCCAAGGCGGCAACGTCATAAATGTTTTCGCTGCTGTTTTCCGTGACGCTGATAACGCGCCAGCTTGTCGGGGCGATGTTGGTTGAGGTCAGCAGCCATGGTGCATTAGCTTGAGGTGCGACACTAAATGCAGACGAAAGCTGAACAACTTTTGTTGAACTGTCATATGAACTTACGGTTCTCGTTTCAAGTAACGAATTGGGAAGGATCGCTGAAAGTTGGTCGCCAGGCGCAATGGCTCGGTCAGCGTCAATCGTTACGGATGTGGTGGTCGCGGTGGTGATGCGACCTGATGCCCGTGTGCCAGCCCGCGTAGGATCAGACACGTTGATGATCATGCCAGGCCGCAACGCAATGCCAGACTCCGGTGCCACTGAAAAGCTGATCGTCTCAGTTTCGTACTGATTGCTGTACAGCAACCAACGACCCACACGAGCGGCTTGGCTCTGGCTGGTGCAGGCAAATGCCTCAATTTCTTCTTTGACAATGCCGTATTTGGCAATCAGCGCAGCATCCTCAACGACTTCAGTTGCCGTCTCGCGTGTCCTGATGTCGATATAGCGGACAATGATAGTTGTTGGCCTAGTTCGTATATCGCTGCTGCGATAGATAAAATCTCCGTTGATGACATTTGATGCACCAAATAAATAAGAGGCATCTTGCGGGCGATCTTGTGTCAGCGTGACTGAACCACCAGCCCAATAAGCCTGCGAGCGAAAAACACTCAACAGATTGTTGACCAGCGTGAAGGCTTCTTCACTGTTCTGAATGTTGACATTGCAGCTGAAACGCGGTTCTGTTGTTGGTTGCGGTGCGCTTAGGCCAGTTGAAACCAGTTGGTTGGCAAATTGAGAAGCGGCGTAAAAACTCCACTTATCCAAACGACTGGCATTGCCGTTAAAAGCGGCCTTTTCGCTATCGGTCAGCACTTGTTCGCCAAAACCGTAACGACGTGAAGTCAAAATGTCCCACAGCACCCAGGCTGGATCACTGCACCATTGAGCAGATGCAAAGCTGCCATTCCATGGACCGCTGTAAGTCAGGCGGCCTGTTGAACTGTCAACAGATGCATTGCTTGGTATGCGAATTTTGATCCCTTTAACAAGATACGTGCGAGTTGGGATTGAGCTGAATTGCTGCGAGTCAATTTCAATGCCGACCAATGCGCTGTTTGGATAGCGCAGTTTGCCGTCCTTAATTTCTGTGTAACTTTGCCAAGCAAAAGCATTGGCTACTTTCACTGAATCGGAATCTTCGTTGATTCTGCGAACTCGGATATTGAGCGGAAAATTATTGGCGATTGTTGTGCTGTTCCATCCACTCAAAGAGGCAAAGGTAACTTCTCGGGCAAATGAATAGCCGCCAGAGCTTTTGCCCTTGATTTGCTGCTTAATAACTTCTTGGTAACCGGCACCATTTAGTTGTGCATCAATCGCATAAGTGAACGATGCGCCAGTAATATTGCCACTTTTGTTAATAGTTTGCAATGAGGGAACATTAAGTGTGACGCGCACACGGTCAACTTCTGTATCAGTAACCGTCCTAGCGATTGCGCCAGCAGGTAACGGCACTTCGACGTAAGACGTGCCAGTGGTATTTGAGCCAGCCGAACGAGTAACCGTAAAAGTATTGGTGCTGGAAGTGGCAATGGTGAAATCAATGGGCGTTTCACTTTTTAATGTGCCGGTAACAAACTTGAGCTGCACCGTCATGCCAACGGTGTAACCATGGTTCAATTTTGTGACGGTAATTGTTGAACCTGACTTTGTATAAGTGGCGTCCGTGATACGCACCAACCCACCGTCAACTTGGGCATAGGTTAATGATCCCGCTTTGTCTACCCAGTCAAGATAAAACTCAGATGATGTTGGAATCCTGGAAACAGAAGTAATCGTTACTGTTGCATTATTTGCTGGAGTTGAGCCACCCAGTAAATTGCCAGGAATTGTTATCGTATCGCCTATGGCAAAATTTGAACCGCCTTTGACAACAACAACGCCATAATTAGGCGACCTGGTGACATTGATTTGCCATGGACCACTTGGAGCCGTACCACCAGAGACATTGTTGACAACAACGCCAGGCGTACTGTTTGTTATCGGAGTTCCGAACGAAAGACCGCCTGGCGATAAACCGCCTATGGAGGCGGTAAGCATCCGTCCACCTTCAATCAGATATTCCTTGTCATACGTGCCACCGTAAAGGGTGCTATTTCCTGTTTTGTTGGGATCATTGCTATCCGCTAAAAACCGTATATAGACGGTGCTGCCAGCAACCCAATTACCATCTGCGGTGATTTCTAAATATGGCTTAATTGCATAAACTTTGCCCGTTGTCGCTACAAATGTCGTATCTTTGCGCGTAACGCGAAAAGTGTCTACGTTAATAACAGTGACTTCATATAAGTCATCATGAGGCGAGTTGTAGCTTTCAAAATTTAGAAAAACTTTTTCGCCTGTTGTCAGCCCGTGAGCGACCCATTGAATTTCAATATGAGCAGCATTGCTGGTTGTTGGTGAGGGTCTAGTAAATGTTGTGTCTTCCCAGCTCCTGCCCCATGAACCGACAATGTTATTTTCGGCTTTGATGCTTAACCCAACAGCCTCCTCTGATTCAACATTTGGGAAGCCAGGAATGTGGGTTTGGCTTTGAGTGCCGTTGCGTGTTTGTATAGTAAATCCGAGAAAATTGGCATCATTGCTAGCCGAAACTAGCGGCGTGTTGTCCACAAAGATGGACTTATTGCCTTCAGCCAAGCCCTCAATTTCACCTTCGCTCAAAAGATCAATTATTCGTACATACGCTTTTGACTGCAGCGTGTCACGCGCAGTTGTTGGAGTGGCAAAACTAGCGCCACCGCCACCTTTTCCGCCGCCTCCCCCACCGAAGCTGGAACCTGTAATCGCCTGACGATCTTTTGCCATTACACGTCCGTGGTATTGATGCCGGCGCTAATCACAATGCTACCGACGTACATCTTTCCGTACACAAGCGGCAACGGAGTGCCTTGAACGCTGGTGTTCTGGATTCCGCTGAAGTTATACGATTTGAGTTGACGTGGATCGCGTGAAGCGTTCAGGGCTGGGTTGTTTGTTGCTGTAGGGCTAATAAGTTGTGCTACACCGCCAAAAATCATAGCGGCACCTATTGAACCGATTGCTGTTGATGCTGCTGCTCCCAGTGTAAATCCAGCTCCAGCGGCACCAAATGTGCCGGCACCAGCCCCTAAACCCAAAAAACCACCGCCAATGGGAGCCAACAAAATTGCTGCGGCAACCAACCCCACTCCCGCCAAAATCTGCCCAACACCACCGGCGCCAGTCAATACCGGCGTGATTGAAATGGTTGCCTCATCGTTGCAGGACATCCCAAAATCTTCTTCTCCGACCTTGGTCTTGCCGACCATTACCCGGTAACTGATGCCATCCTGACCGCTATCAATCAACCATTGATCAAGCCCAGGGAAATTGACGCACAAAAAACGCACCGCTTCGGCAGGACTGGCCACATCAGCCCGAAATACTCGTTGCCCCAGTCGCTTTGCCAGTTGACCATAGACCTTAACGGCTCTCATGGCGCAGCACCTTTCCCGTGCATTTTAGGAGCCAGTCACCCAATAAGTCACGGCTCGAAAGGCGACCTGTCATGTGGTGCAGCACATACTGCTCACCGATGTACACAGCCACGTGGTTTAGCCGCTTGGATGCAATCGACATCAATAAGGCATCACCGGGCTGCAGCTTTTTAAGATCCACCTCTCGAAATCCGGCAGCCTCATACAGCTCTTCAAATCTTGGGGCTTCGTCCCATTCCGAACGTTTTGGGCGTGGCCAGTCGGGCAGGTCTAGTTCCCATTTCTCTTTGTACCAATCACGAACGCAGCTCCAACAATCAAGACTGCCCCAGCAATATTCCCTGCCAATTAAGGGGGGTTTGTAATCGTTGGGCGTGATTTCACCCCACTCTCGGGTTACTGGATTGACGATGTACCACGGCAGGCCAGAGCGGTTACAGGCCATTTGATCCGCCATGCTTGCGACTGGACGGCTAAACGGATGACTATGTACAACCGCAATGACCTCGCCGGCCTCTTCTGCCGCCGCATAATCCTCGGGATTTAGCTCAAAGGTGTCGTCTGCTGCCTCAGCTAGGTTGCGGCACGGCCAAAAGCGTCGGCGCCCTTTGATCACCACCAGCAAACCGCAGGCTTCGTTTGGGTACTGCAGCTGGGCGTAATTAAGGATTTTTTCTTTTAAGGCGGCGTTGATCATGTGTACTCACTCACTCCAGGGAAGCCACCAAACGGTAATGGTGAAGTTGCCCCAAAATGCGTCTCACAGTCTTGCAAGGTCTTGGAGCAAGCCGGCAACGCACCCGCATAGCCACACTCAGTCCCTTTGTAAATCCACTGACAGGTTGCTGTAGTTTGACGTTTTGGCGCACGTACACCTTGCAAGTCAAAAACGCTTGACAACTCCCATTCAATAACATTGCGGGATTCAAATGACTTGCGTGACACAAAATAAATTTCACGCGGCCATTCCGCGTGGGGGTCTGCAGTTGGATTGCTGCCACCAGAAAAATTCACAGCGTCTAGGTATTTCTTCATCGTCCTAATGCGTACAAGTCGCGCATTGATCAAATCATTGCCAGGCGTATAGGCGTTTACGTCCATCAATGCCAAAGTAAGCAAACTATTGAGGTTGGCAACAGTAAATTTTGGCTTAGGCAACTGACCACTGCCATTGTAATCAAAGCCTTCGGCTTGAACGGGGAAACGTGTGTAAGCCTGACCAGCCCATGTCACGTTTGCTGATAGATCGTTTGTGCCAGCGTGAAAGTAATAAACGGTCGTAGCGGGTGGGCTTGCGGGGTTGTAATGCAGGCCGGAAACCAAGTGAAACTGGAACAATTCAATAATTGCGCTAGGGGCAATCTTTTGCAGCTCCTCGCTAACTGCGCTAACCGCCGCCCACGTGACCGATCCATCGGTAACAAAACCTTCTAATGCAGTGCCACCATTTGTTTTGTACGTCTTGGTAGGCCAGACGGGTTCAGTGCTTCCTGATGTACCAGCAACAATGCAGCGAAAAACAAGGCCAAATCCTGTTTGGGATGTAGCTCGGACAACGTTGCCGACCGAGTAACTACTGCTTGCTGACCATGCTGAGTACGCCATCAGGGTTCAAAGACCTGCGTAAATGTGGCTGTGATTGTGGCTCGATTTTTATATGGAATGGACTTGTTCCACTCTTGGCAAATCCATTTATATGACGTTGCTTCGTCCAGCGGTGTCCAATCAAAACTAGCACTATCGGCAGCGCGAGCATCTAAGAACGTCTCGATAGTGTCAGCATCAGCTTCGGAAACTTCCCAGGTAAGACTCCAGCTTTTAGGGTTTTGATTGATTCCATAAGTTAGGCGTTGCTGGTAACCATCACCAAATTGCACAGTACGAGTAACCGGACGGCTTGTTTTTTGCGAACCGTAGGTCGGACTGATAGACGGAAAAGTGGCCACGTTAAATCTCCAAGGTAATGTTGCCCGTGGTCACAAAGCTACAGCTAATCGCCACAACGTCATCCCTGTTGTTGCCATAACTCGCACTGTCGATAATTCCGTTAAATATGATTCTTTTATTTGTGGATTGATGTAAATACAGTTCAAATAACGCCGCTCCGGTGTCTTCGGTTGTATTGATGGCTTCAATGAAAGAATTATTATCGCCCGTATAAAGTAGTTCGACTGTGCCAGATGCTGAAATAAGCCCTCCGGTTAAACGTTTTGCGGTATCACCGTTGCGCGTAATATCTATGATTTCTTTTTTAATATCAATCGACCAAGATGTGACTGCGGTCACTTCGGCGGCGCTGCTTCCACTGGCGTTGAATTTGACGACGCCTTCATAACCTTGGTAAAACGTCATGCCAGCAATCCTCCTGGGCGTTTCTGTTTAATGATTTCTTGTTGCACTGCAAAGCCGATTGCTTTGCCCAGTTGGCCAGCCTGTCCGCCGTCGCCCTGCATATTAGAGCCTTGGACATCAACATTGACCACCACGCTGGTTGATCCTCCAGAGCCAAGTGCATTGTTCGGCACAATGGTTCCTGAACGTCCTGGCACAAAGAGTTCGGGACCACGCTCGCCCACCATGTAAGGCGATCCGGCCATTACGGAACCGCCCGCGGCTTTGCCCGGCAGCAGAGAAGGAAGGAAAAAGCCCTTTACTCCTATATCTGCACCTTTGGATAAACCACC